GAGATCCTGAAAGGCCTACACAATTTTACGGCTACGACGGGGAATGCTTTTAAACTAGCGCTATATGACAACGAAGCAACTTTAAGTAAATCGACAACTGCTTTTCAACAAACTGACGAAGTAGGTGCATCTGGCACTTATGCAGAAGGTGGAGGAGCACTTACATCTGTGACACCAACTTTATCTGGTGACACTGCAGTATGTGATTTTGGAGACATATCATTTACAAGTGCAACAATATCTGCACAAGCGGCTGTTATTTATAACAGTTCAACTGTATCTGGTTTGACTACGAACGCAGCAGTGTGTGTTCTTGATTTTGGTGCTGTTAAATCTTCAACTGCTGGAACGTTTACAATTACGTTTCCTGCTGCTGAAGCGACTGCTGCAATTTTAAGGATCGCATAAGGAGATAAATTATGACTACCCCACTTTCAGGATGGGGGCGGTCAACCTGGAACAATGCTACCTGGAACGAAGATGGTACTGTTGACGCTACAGGTGTTAGCCTCACATCCAGTGTTAATGACGTAGGTCAAATATTAAGTATTGATGTAACTCCAACTGGAGTTTCAGCTACTGCATCTACTGAGTTACAAATTAGAGAAGGATGGAACCGAGGTCTAAACGTCGGTGATTCAATAGCATCAAGTTTTGCTTGGAGCAATGGTGCATGGGGTAATGGTGATAACACCGTTTCAGTTACAGGTATTGGATTAACTTCTGCTTTAGGAGAAGAGACAGTTACTGGAACTGCATCGGTAACTTTACCAAGTGTATCATTAACGGCCACGGCAGGAGATGCTGTGGCTACAGGTATTGCAGAGGTAACTCCTAGTGGAGTTGCATTAACTAGCTCGTTTGGCTCTTTAACAATAGCTACAGATCAAAATATATCTGTAACAGGTAATGGATTAACTTCATCTCTAGGAGATGAGTCAGTCGCAGTTACAAGCACAACAGGTTGGAACCGTGATACTGATCTTAATACAGGTAATTCTATTGGTTGGGGCGATCAACAATGGGGCACAGTAGGTATAACAAACGTCGTTAGTGGTTTCTCACTTTCCTCTTCTTTAGGAACTCCATCATTAACAACTGATCAAAATATATCTGTAACAGGTATTGGGTTAACTTCTTCGATTGGTGACCCTGCAATAAGAGGTGATTCTAGTCTTTCATTAACTGGTGTTGGACTAACGTCCGCTGCAGGAGATCTACCTTTAACAGTTGATGTAGTAGGTAATGCGCTAACATCAGCGGTTGGATCCGTAGAAACATCCGTATTTGTCACTGGTCTTGGCATGCAAGCAACTCTTGGAGATGCTGAACAAGAGACTATTTACACAATAGACGGTGTTTCAGCAACCACAGGTATAGGCACAGTAAATGTTAGTATAAGTAACATCTTTACAATAACTGGCGTTTCTGCTACTAGTGGTGTAGGTAATTTACAAGGCACTTTCTGGTCCGAAGTAGATGACTCAAACAGTGAAATAAGTTGGACGGAAGTTCACAAAGCTGCATAAAAAAAGTTTTGACAAACTTTAAAATAATCATTAAATTTTAATTAGGAGATTAAATGGGTTCAACATTTTCGACAGGTTTAAGAATAGAACTACAAACTACAGGGGAAAACTCTGGAACTTGGGGTACTATTACTAACAATAACTTTTCTCAAGTATTTGAATTTGCTATTGCTGGTGTATATGCAAAAACTCTTTCTGGAACAGGACCTACAACTTTAACAAATAATGATGGTCCTCAAACTCAAGCTAACAACGAAGCAAGACAAAACCAAATAATTTTTTCTGGGACTATCTCGACTACACATATAGTACAATTCCCAACTACCCAAAAAACTTACGGACTTTACAACAACATAGCAGGTGGCGCTGACGTTACTGCAAGATTAGGTGCTACTGGAAATACAGTTACAATATCAAATGGTAAGTACAGATTAGTATCTACTGATGGAACAAACTGGTATGATATTTTTACACTCGCTGGTTTAGGTGAGGCATGGATTAAGAAAACAACAACGTATACTGCTTCAGCAGGTGATAATATTTTTGCTGATACATCAGGTGGTGCGTTTACAATAACTTTACCAAGCTCTGCAGCTATTGGAGATCAAATCAAATTTATTGATGCAGAGGGAACTTTTGCTGCTGAAAATTTAACTGTTGCAAGAAACGGTCACAAAATTCAAGGAGCAACATCAGATTTAACAGTATCAACAGACGGAGCTGGCTTTGCGTTGGTGTACAATGACAGTGACAATGGTTGGAGATTAAAGTATAACGATTAATTATGGCTAACTTACAAGATATAACAAATAGAAGTGAAGTAGGTACAATTAAACCTTGGCCTAAAGCTGCAGCCCCAGATGGATATGTTTTGTGTGATGGTTCAGCTATTTCAAGAACTACATTTGCAGATTTATTTACCGTAATTGGGACTACGTACGGAACAGGTGATAACTCAACTACTTTTAACGTTCCAAACCTTCAGGGCAAATTTCCTCAAGGCAAAGATGGTAGTAATAGTTTAGCAGGAACTGGTGGAGCTAACACTGTTACTGTTGCAGTAACAAACAACCAAGCAGCTACAAATGCTACAAATCAATCTGTTACAATTACTGGTTCTATCGATAATACATCTTTGACTACTGCTCAACTTGCTTCTCATGATCACAACTTTAATTTACAGTTTGGTCAGGGTAATGATCCAGTAGCCAGTGTTGGACAAAATACAGCACCTGTTGATGGCAATACAAATAACGCTGGTTCAGGTACAGGTCACAACCACTCTCACACATTGTCTGGCACATTGACTGGAAATATTACAACAAGTTTAACAGGCTCAGTCACAGCCGCAGGTAACAACGCTTTTTCACCTTTTGTGGTGGTTAATTATATTATTAAACATTAGGAGATATTGATGGCAACACAGATTGTAATTTTAAATGGAGATTCAATTTTAGTAGATGATTCTTATCCAATTGCATGGGCAGATAAAGGAAAAAATTGGGTAGATGGTTGGTGTCCAGATAGTATACATTGTGTGTTATGGAACAATTTACCAGGACAAAATGAAATACAAACAAAAGATCCTGCGACTGGTATGATGGCAGGTAACACCAATTTAAATGCCACAAGTGATGCTGTTGGATCAACGACAATTGCTGATTTACTTACGTGGGCTGAGACTCGTAAAGGGCAAGTAGAAGCTGCAAAAACAGCCTATGCAACTGCTGTTGCAGATGATGTTGCTAATAGCACAACTAATGCTTCTGGTAAAACTTGGAGAGATTACGATTCTAATTACTCCTAATTAGCTATAAAAAATACCTCTTAGTTGAAGAACTTTTCTTTTTTTAGATCCTGTTACAGCGCAAACTTTGTGCGGAACATTGTTTTTAATCACAAGTAAAGAGTTTGAAACAGGACTTGCACATAGAGGTAAACCCCTACCTGTATCAATTAAAGTTTCTCCACCCCAATTTTTATTCCACTCATCATGAATGTATAAAGAATAATTTAAAGTATGACTAGTATCGTCATGCCAATTTATACCAGCATATTTATCATACTCGTAATAAGATAAAGTTAACATTGAATTTTTTTGAAAAGGCAACCACTCACAATTCATAATTATATCTAGAACATCTTTAAATATTTTATCGACATATTGATATTTTTGATTGTCATATTCTGCAACAGAATTAATTGTTTTAACTTGTTCCATTGTTTTAACTTTGTAGTTATCTTTGTGTAATGTTTCTTGCCAATCTTCGTGACTAACATGTCTTTTTTTATTTTTTATATTTTCGTAATTGTAAGAAGAAACCTTTTCAAAAAGATTTTTTGGTAAAACCTCATTTATTATTAATGCTAGATCATCTACATTAGCATATAAAATCATCTATAGCTTTTCTTTCTCCAAAACATTTTTTTATATCTGTCTACCCATTCACTATTTAACATAGATAAAACTTTGCCATGTGCTTTTTCTAAATAAAAGCCACTCCACATTTTCCATGATTCACGTTTAAATGGTATAACTTGAACCATAGGCTCACCTTTTTTTATTAGAAATTGTTGATCTCTTTTATTTAAAATAAAAGGAAAATTAATCGTATTGATGTATGTATCCGTATCTACAACCCCAGCAATAATATCAAACCGAGTTTCTATTCTATTCATTGGTTTTATAAATAAACAACTGTAACCAGGTGCTGTTTTTATCAACCATTTATTGTGAAACTTTCCAGCATTTTTTCCTGTAGTTTCTTTCCATTCTTCAGGAAGTTGTGTCTGGTTGTGAAATCCAAAATCATTTTGTTCTTTATTAGCTGGAGTCACTGCAAAATCATCTTCTACAGGATCAACAAGATAGTCTTGATCAAAAGGAATTATATAACCCATAGTTAATGAATCTAAAAAAGGCACGCAAGTTTTTACAGTTGGGCTGTGTAAATTATTTTCTTTAAATCTTTTTAATTTTTTATACTCATCTGGAATAAATCTTGAAGCGGGTTGTGGATGAGGCCAGACATCCAACATGCCTTCATTTATAGCGCAAAAAGTAATTTTTTTATCAAACAAATTTTTGTATAAAATTAAAAGACATAGATCTTCTAATATCTCCTTTATTTTTTACTTTAAAAGGCATGACACAATGTTGGTGTCTTGCTTCAAAAATATAAAAATGACCCACCTCTGGTTCCATCCAAGTGCAGTTTGTACCATTAACATCAGTAAAACCTAAAAAACCATCTTTGTATTTATGAGGATCTTTCGCATCATTTATAAATTCAGGGACTTTTAAAAACATAACACTAGACCAACCGGTATTATCATGATGTGTATGAGGAGGATTGTATTCTCCTTCTTGCATGTCATTTATCCAACAACTTAATATTTCTAATTGTTTTGTGCCAGAGAACAGATTTACTTTTTCTACACTTTCTATATAATCATTCATGCAATCAACTATAGTTGCAGAAACTTTACATTCACTTATCTTTTGAGTAAATTCTAACTCAGAGTCTAATCTACCAGCCAACCTAGGACCAAATGAATTTAGGTTTTTTTTGTGTTCTTCATATTTTTCATTTAAATCTTTTATGAGATCTAAAGGTATGTCATACCTTTTTATTATTCTCCCAAATGTATATGTCCTTGCTTTCATTCTTTTTTATCACTTTCATAACACAAATTTGGTGTCAAGAAAACAATTTTAAAAAGTTCTGTTGATTTCATGCAAAACATGTTTACATTAGGTTCTCACCAAAATTAACAATCACAGGAGAAAATATGGAAAACGAAGACATAAATAAAGCCATTGCCTACCTTGCAGATAAGGTGAGCAAATATCATGAAAGACTACTAGCAGTTGAAAGGGACTTAGAACGTCACCTAAAAGATACTGCTACACACTGTAATGGTGATTGTGAATGTAAGAACCCTAAGACTTAGGAGTTTCACCCAACATATCTTTTAATGATGGAGCAAATACTTTAACATCTCGTCTAATTTTTTCAGCGGTTGTTGAAGTGTTTGGGTCATCTATGTCAGCTTGCATAGCTTCTTCAGATTCATATTCTTGACCCGTATCTACGTTAGTTAATGTTGTTTCAGTTTTTACTTTGTACTTAGGTATAACTCTACCATCCTCTAAAGTTATTGTTCCTATTTGTTCAGCAGGTTCAATTATCGGCATTTTCTCTCCAATTTATATTAAAACTTAAAATAACTCTGTCCTCATTAGAGCTATTTGTTTTTACCTCATGTTGTAACCATGATGGGAAAAAAATCAATGAATTTTCTTTGGGTTCAAAATCTACGCTGTGTGCGATGTGCACAGAGGCGTTTTTTCTCTTTGGGGGTGATAGTACCTCAGCTTGTGGTTTAGGCTCTAGAAACACTAAATTACCGCTTTTTTGAGGCACTTTTAAATAGTACACTCCGGACAGGTAATTGTACGGGTGTGTGTGCACGTTGTTCCTAGATCCGGGTGGATTAATCATGCCCCATAAACCTGTCATTTCTGGCACATATTTATCTTGCACGTCTAAATGATCAAAGCACTCTTTAGCTTTAAATAGTATATCACCTACCGTGCTTTTAAATTCTTCGTCCTTGTAAAGCTCATCATTACTATGCCAGCCACCGACGTTAGATCTTGGCATGCCTTTTTCGTCTTTATCTTTTATTTCATAAAGCCTATCGACTAAATGACCGTGACCTTTTATTTCTGTCATCATTACAGGTGTAATAAATAGTGATTGTAAATTCATTCTTTTGCCTTTCTATAGTTGACCTTTTGTAACCTCCATAAAACTTACAATTATATGCACTTGATTAGCAGCGTTTGCCTGCGCTTTTAGTACGTCAGACTCTTGCAAAACAAGGGGCTGAGATAGTAATTCTGTTGTGGTGTTAGTTGCCACGCTTTTAGCCTTAAATAATTCAAAAGTAGCAGAGGATCTAACCACCTCTAAATCTACCAGTGTCGTGCTTCCTGAATCATTACAAATTAGAATAGATTTTACAACATCAGTTGTAGGAGGCACAGGTGGTGTTGCACCAGGATTAGCTGTTGGCACCGTTAACAGGGTTGTTAAATCTGTAGTTGTAATATCAACCATTGCGCTTTTAAATGTATTAGCCAAGGAAAAATGTCTCCGATTCTGATTCTTCTCTTATATCTTGTTGAAAGTTTGTATTAAGTAAGAAAACTATTTGTTCTAATAATCTTATCATTTGATCAAACTGACCTGCATCGTATTCTTGTGTAGCATTTGGTAATCTAGT